CTTGAGACGGATGGTCTCGAGCCTCTTCTTTGTGGCTTCCACCTTAACGAGTTCCTTTTGAATCTCCACAAGGGTCATGTTATCCTCGATCTGTTCCTTAAGGTCAGCGAGGGTGATATCGTCCTCGTCCTCCTCGTCCTCCTCGTCATCTTCACATGCTTGGCAATGAGCGTCAAACATGTGACAGGTGTGTTCTCCTTTTTTGACCATCTCTTGGATGTCGGGGTCATGCATGATGTCATCATCATCCTCGTCGGAAACCGGGTCGCGAAAGTCGGGCATGCTGCCAAACTCAGCCTTCTTGGTTTCGGGGGGAGGGATGACCTCAAAGTTGAGTTTAGCGTTGGGGAGCAGGGTCGTGAGACGATCCAAAGTTTTCATGGCGGAGCGGGATCCGATGAGCTTGCCGCCGAGAGCTTGAATTTCAAAGTTCATTGTTGTTTGTTGTTTGTTGTTTGTTGTTTGTTGGTTGAAAAATACAAGGTTTTGAGCTGACTTAGGTTTTATTTACACTTGAAATTCTTCTTCAAGATCCGAATAATGATACGGTGGACCAGGTTCCTTTTTAGATACAAGATGGGTTATATGACTTGTGTGCACACCCCAAAGAATACCAGAGACCACTGCCACTATTTCATAGCTACTTAATCCCGCGTCATCTTCAGTGTTACCCGCTATACACATGAAACTTCCCAGTATTACTATATTTTCAACTCCTAATACTGGAATAAAGGATGCTACCTCAACGGAATAATCGTTTAAAGCTAGAATTAACCAAAGTAGATTTGACAAAAAAGTGTACAGATTTGTAAAGAATACGAATACTTGGCAACCACCTATGAGATGTGCGGATATAGATATTAGTGATACCGTAGAAAGGCAAAGTTTTGACCATCTATAAATGTACTCGGGTTCAGACATATCTTTCTAAAGAGTCTAAGTTTTAAGTAATTAACGAATCCAATATCCATTCGCAGGTGATGATGTGGGTACGTTGGTGGCACTATTTGTTCTAGAGAGGGCTGGTCTGATTTTATCGGGGATGAAAGCGTAGAGTTTCTTTAATTCGTTGCAAAGGGTTAGGTAGACGTTCTCGGGTATTTTATCAGATATACTGTCTATGATTTGCATTACATTTTGAAGTACATTCATTACTATAGTACATGGCTATTTTTCTAAGGGTTTAAGGTGTTGGTAGGTCAGCGTGACGGTTGAGCCTCTGTGCCTCGTCGAGTATGTCTTTGACGACGTAGGGGCAGTTACGCTTATCGTGACCCACCTGGCGGCAGCGACCACAGCGACGCGGACCCGAAGATCGCCGGTGGGCTCCGTTACGGATACCATACATTCGGTCAATCGCTTCTTGGTAATCTTGAACATCCACGTATCCGTGTTCATTTGGGGGAATCTGTGGAGCTTCCTCAAAGGTACCCACACGCGTTTGGTGGCGACCACGTCCGATACGGGAAAATGATCCAGTCTTATTGTGAAGGTTTTGGAGATGATCACAGAACTGGAGGTAGAGACCTTCGGGGATTTTATCCGAGGCCTCGTCCAGCTGTGTCATCATCGTGTGTAAAATTTCTTGTTGAGACATTTTTTTTATAAAAATTTGTAAGAAAAAAATTGACTTAGGGTTACTTAAAACGGTTGAACCTGCCCCATCGTAAAATTTTTACGTGTTAAGGGACTCTTAGCCCTTAAACCCCCATGCACGAGAAGACGAATAATACCATCAATATCGTATACGTGTTGCACCTTACCATTGTTCAGGTCTACGTCAAGATACACTCGTTTATGTTTCTTTATATGCTTCGCGGCCTCTGCATTTGTGAAATTCTGTTTATAGTATCCCTTCACCTTAGTTTTATCAACTACCTTCCACCTTCTCGCTTTCTTATCCCAATACCGTTCACCGTCTCCGGCGAGTTTTTTCGTCTTAAAACTCATTTTCATCATCTTTCTATTAATCTTTTCAAATAGTTTCTGGTTTCGTGTGGGACTGTTGGCTACCACAGGACTCCCCATTCGGGATAGATTATTATTGTTATTAATCACCATGGAATTCCCAAACCTATTAAAGTTATGCTGTATCTGACGTGTATTAGATGGGGGAGTCGAAACGCGTGCTCGCACTCGTCTAGTAAAAGATGAGTTGGAGTTGGAGTTGGAGTTGGAGTTAGAACTGGGGGATCGGGTCCTGGTACGACGTGACTGGGTAGATCCAGTGGGACTCATTTAATATCTACTTATATTTTTTTCTCATCTGATCCGTGAATGTAGTCCATTCATCGTTTTTCTTATCAGCGAAATAGAAAGCTTTTAAAGTCGCGTTATCGAGGGATTCCTGCTTTTTCATCTGTGCATCAGTCGTATTTTTACGGGTTTTGCGGAAATATTCACCAGATTTTTGTTCCGCTTTAATCATAACTTTTAAGACAGATTTCCACTCTTTTTGAAGTTTGGTATATTTCTTAAGGTCACGCGCGTTCATTTTAGACTCGATAGATTTAGGGAGAAGTTTAATGTCGTTAATAATAGCCATTTACTATATTACAAGATATTTATTACCTACCCAAGAGCTGCCTCTGAAGCTGCGCGAGGGTTTAATCTTTAACGGCGTTGTTCGACCCGTGCCACAAACCCGCTGTCCACCATTCGTCCACTCTCACCCACCCAAAACTCATTTACTACGGGCTCCCAGTAATCGCGGTGATAGACAGGAGCATCAATTTGCCTCAACTTTTCTTCCGCCCCCACGCAAAGCGCCTCCCACTTGGTCATATTTGCCTTCGACTCAACCACCTTTAACTTAGCGTTGTTGAAGTACTCGGTCATGTTCCTTTGGCATTCTTCCTTGTAGTCATCATGAATCTTTTTCTCAAAGGCGGGAAGCTTTTGGAGTGTTTTGAGTGAAAGTTCATCGTAGTAGACGAATCCACGTTGAGCACGGATAATCTCCTCATCGGTTCCAATTTCAAACACAATTGTCCGAAGACCGTTTTCCATCAGGTTTTTCCAGGTCCAGCCGCTTGTCGGTCCATTCACGGCGGCGGTGCTTAGGTAACCAACGAGTTCCCCAGCCTCACCACCAGAAGCCCATCTGACGTTATTTTCACACCACAGCTTGATAGCCTGAGTCTTTCGAAACGCAGTCATACGCTTGATGGGGGTCCAAGTACGCCTCGCTTCCTTCTCCCACCTCTCAAGAACCTTGTACTCCTCGTGCATCTTCTCCACATAATCCAGAAGCTGGTCTCTGAGACGTGCAATCTCAGCCAGATTGTGCGGCCTCGGCGCGAACGGGGGCGGCGGAACGATCGTGTCGGGATGCTCATAGTCGCTATCATCATCGCTACCAAGTTCCGAATCATCATCATCACTGTAGTAGAAGGTGTCTTCGTGAAACGGTTTATCACCGTTGAGTTTGTCATGGATGCGCTTAAGATTATCAGCCATATCCAAGTACATGCCATCTCCGATCTTGTCGGAGATGAAATCGAGGGCGGCCATTACACGTTGAAGTTCTTCCATCTTTATGTTGAAAATTTGTGAAATGTCATATCGACTTAGGTTTTTTTCTTTCGTGATTTCAAGATGAAGCTCTTCGTCGTGATCCTAATCCTGACGCTTCTATTATTTTTGGTTTTTGAATATAAAAATAAAAAAATATATTACTCTACTAATTTTTTTGAAAAATTTGTTCATGAAAAAATTAAAAAAGATTGTTTAGAATTCAATTCTCAACTCGTTGATGAAGATATCCCTGATAATGTTAAAAGAAAACGTTTCTATATAGATCCAACACATGATATACACAAATTACTAAATTCTGATGAAGTTAAGAATAAACTAGGATTCAGTGGGTACGAATTAAGTGTAGACGTTCCGGTCGAATACCGCGTGTATGGTATGGGTGGACACATGAACTGGCACTCGGATACACAATTATATGATCCAGAACAATACGAATTGATATATACGATAGATAATACGTCTGATACGACGTTTAATTGGAAACAACCGATAACAGGTAAAATACAGTCATTAGAACCTAAGCCTAATAGTATTTTATATGTCAGAGCGAACGGAGCACCACATATGGTCTCCGAAATAACCGATGGATCTCGGTATATACTTAAATTCGTGTACGTTAAACCTGGATCTATTTATTCGCCACTATGATAATTTATCGCTGCTTGCTCTGCGAGTTTTTTAGATTCTTCTGTTACATCACTAACGTCCATCTTATAATAAATAATGGCTATTTCTGTTGGTTTAAAATCACCACCCATTTTCTTAAGGACTGCCTGGCGATACTTCACAGCATCTTCATTAAGGGTACCATTAGGATTATATAATACAATCTTACCTTTATCATCAAACCATCGAGCCCAGTCGTTAAATTTGGGATCGTAACCTCCCTCCCAATACCATTTGGGTGCCGTGAAAGTAAAACTATCAGGCTGACCCACAGCCCATGTTCCACTTTGAGATCTTTTGTATAAAATGTAAAATTGTTTACCGTCGTATTCCGTTTCCCTAGATATTTGACCATCGTAGAATGTATGTGGTTTCCACTCACATACATCACTAGCGGGTAGACCGTCCATCGTATACTTATTCCATCTATGTTCCTTACCCAATTGTTTTCCGTAAGATTTATACGCATGAAGTCCAACATTCGGATCTCGTTTGTTCGTTGTGGATTCATATGTACGACCGACCTCCGCGGCCTTGTCTGGGCGCAAGGTTTGAAAGCCACCGGAATCAAGTTTACCAACATTATCACCCCACTGATTTTGTGGGGCCCACGAAGGACTCGCCGCATTCAGTCCACCCGGTTCAAAACGTTCTAACCCTAAATCTTCAGAAGAAAATTGATGAGTTGTACAACTCACTTCGTTTAACGCGGCACATTGATTTTGGTATCGACTTTCTTTAGCGTTACAACCACCTTGTTCCAATATGGGTTCACATTTTACGTTTGGTGTCGAAAGAGTTAATGTATCTGGGTCACAATACGGTTGATTTTCGGGTCGTACGGTATATCCATTTGGACATTTAGGAAGAGCGCGTGTAGCGGGTAAAACTAAACTTCTATAATCATCGTCGACAAGACTATTTTCGTCTTTTATTTCATTACCAAATCGGTCTCTTCGTACGGAGATTGCATAACTGTGTCTATCATCAGATCCCGCTGTAATTTTATTTCTCACAATATTCGATCCCGGCTCCACGCCATAGTCTTTCCACCCAAGATTGTACGCGTTTGGTTCCGCCTCCTTGTATTTGTAATCTTCTTGGGCCTTGTTGGTCTTCTTTTCCCAACCACCGCTCACTTCCTTTGATTTCCCAGTACGAGGGTTATCAATTCTACCCGTCCGTATGAATTGTACAGGGCACCCTAACTGAATCTGTGTCGATGGGTCAACTTCATCATCCTTCGAAAATCTACCTGGAAACGCGGTTTTTTCGTTTTTACCGTTATTTTTACACACACCGTCAGAATCAGCGGGTGTCCACGCAGCATTAGAATACCTCGCCGAATCTAATGGAAGTCCCCGTTCCATATCATATGTATATCTCCCACCGAAAACATGGGGTGAATGGTTTTTTAATTCACTTAAACTACCATCCGTCGAGTAATCAGTCGTACCCCTAGGCTCACCACCATTTTCAAAATCTAACGGTGTATCCTGACACGTTCTCGGAAATTTGGGGTGTTCAAAGTTCCCGTTTTTTTCAAGATTCGTAGAATTTGCATCGATTTTCTTTGCTATATGTTCTTTTATCAAAGGATCTTTTAAATATCCATCTTCATATTTAGCGAATATAGCTTCACCACTAAACGTTCCTATATCAAATCTTCTATTCCCATATTTCTGAAGTTTACACCAATATTTATCCTTATACTTATTCGTATTACCATTATCGAATGTCTCTGGGCCAGTGGTAAGGCTCTTGAACCTATATTTTTCTTCGTCTTCCACCGTAGTCGCATCTCTTTGAATATCACGCATAGCATGGTGTCCACGTTCCGTATCGAATATAGGGTCTATAGAAAATGCTGAACATTCGTCACTATCCTCGCATGCGTCGGCGCACTCCTGGAACGTCGCTGCATACATCGGTTTCACACAACTTCCACTATGTTTGGCTACTGTTCTGTATGGTCTATTGTACAAATGCGATGAGTATATAGAATCTATACGCGCGTTAGAATAACTCCCCAAACTGTTTTTATAGTTACCACGCCCAGCACCCCGTGGAAAACTAGCCTCTTGGTCCCGCGCCCTATCCCAATCACCCTGCACAGTTCGAACACCGCGGGCGTAGTATCCATGTGTACCCCCCGCAAGTCCGGTATGACCGTAATAAATATACTTTTGGTCCCCTAATTCAATGTCTCCGGGTGATGTGGGTCCGCAACTAATTTTCATTTGTACCTTTTCTCTCTTCCATTTCCCGTAGTTCTCACTCTCTTCATCATCTTCTCTCGGCCACGCGCCGACACCGAAATGTGGCCCCATAGGATCTTGTATCATATAATAATCTTCGAAAACGTTACCGACTTCCGAAAATTGAATTAATTTTTGTCTACTACCTTGGGGTGAAGTACTATTAACGGTGTCATCCACTTCCTCGACGTTTCCATCGTTCCACCCATCTTCAGGCTCTAAACTCGCACTAGCGAATAAAGAAACCATCCTCTGTGTAAACGGTGACGATTGGTTAATAGCTTCGTCACCTCTAGAAAATAACGCATCTGTACCCAAATCGGATGTAGGTAAATCACCCGCGTCTATAGCATTTGCGTCGGCCTCTATCTTCGGTAAAGTATCTTCCAATACCTGGAGTCCTTCGCCCAAATCCGATTTTAAAATAGTAGTATCCTTTACGTCTTTATCCATTACTTGTCTTTGCTCCGTTCTTAGAGCAAGTTCACTTATCTGCCTTTCTTTATACTCTTGCCCCTTTACCATCAATTGAGTGTTTATATTTTTCCGTAAACCGTCGTAGGCATCCTCTGCCACTATATCATACGTTTTATCCTCCGGTAACGTTTTATTTTCGTAAATATGATCCTCTACCAACCCTGTATACTTTTTGATAAATTTTAATTCTTCGTCAACACTCTCTCGTATTTCGTTTTTAATTTCCTCTTGTGTACCTTGTACATTGGCAGCCTTCATATCCACCTGTTTCAAAAAAGCGTCGTGAAGTATCACGTCTTGCGTTCTTTTCTTTTCTATTTTATCGACACCTTTTAGAAGTTTGTGAACAAGAGATCTAGGTCTGACCGGTGCATCTTCTGAAGGACCCATCTCAATATCCTCTTCATAATATTCTGATCGTCGTTTTCGTGTCACAAATAAAAACACGACGATCAAAAGTATCGTCACCACTAAGGTGATCATTACTATTATTAAGAATTTTTTCTGTAACGATTAGTTTACATACTCCCTGATGAAAGATGGGCACTCCGTTTTATATCGCGCGAATGATGCCTTATCATTGATATAATATTCCTTATATGCTTCAACCACATTAGGGGTCTTATACTGTTCTGGCATACATTCCGGAATACCTTCAATTGAATAATACGCCGTATCACTGATATGTTCTTCGAAAAACGAAGGGTGGTTATCACGAAGCCAATACAAATGTTCGGCGCATGTATGAATTTTACCGTATCGCTTAGTATATTCGTCACTCAAAGCAATGCCGATATCACACGCGTACAAATAATTTTGTAAACTCGACGCGATCCACATAGTCATTGGATGCTTTTTGTGTGCGGGTTTATACCCCCTACGAGTCTTCGTTTTGGTGAATGGGGCTTTAGCTTGTACAGTATCCTCTTCGCCGGAATAGAACCACGCGGTGTACAACATCTGACAGATTTCAAGTTGAATTTTTATCACATGTTGGTCACAAGATAGTTCTGCGATCTCTTTGGGGTCTAGTGAAAGAAAGAAGATATTCATGTTTTACTTTCATACCATCTCGACACGAACTTAGGTCAATTACAAAATCCCAAGGTTTGTATTTGTTTTCTTGTAGGTCTAGAAACTGGTAAATCATCCGTTTTTTTACTATGAACCCACTGACAACCATCATAGGCCGTCCATCTAACATCGTGTTTTTGTAAAAATTTCCTACATATCACACATGGCATAGATATACTATCACCGAATACAGTTCGTCTCGATACAACTAACTCGCCATATTTTCTATGTAACCATGATGTAAACTGGTGGGGTTTGTATCCACTCTTTAAACATTCGTTATATAAATGTTTTAAAAGTTTGCGTTCAGCACATATATGATTATTACTCTCTATTTCTGGACCTTTAGACATATAACATGTCACGGTGCAGTATTTCATTTAAATATGAACGGAACAATTCTTTAATTTTGTCAATGTAGATGGTATGATCATGGATGGTTTTTAGAGAAGTTAGGCGAATATTTATTTCTCCCTGTAAACACGAAAGGCTTATTGAACTCTTCGTTTTTAGGGGTTATGGGTTCTGGCTTTTTTGGTAAGTATTTATCTATAACGTATACTGGAGCAAATATGATACTCATTATAGCTATAATATTTCCAATGGGTGTGAACATTTATATTACCAACTATTTTTTTATACATTAAGTTCTATCGTACTCGGCTACACGCTCACTAAGTGTCATTCCATCTTCACCGGGTGTTTCGACATATTGAACGTTGCAGACGCTCACGTCGAATAAGTCACCGTGTGTCTCACATAACATACAACGTGTGGTAGGCTTTACACCGGGAAGATGGTTGTGTTCGGGTGTGCTTTTTTTGAGCGCTCGCTTCGTTTTTTTAGGGACGATGGGATTATCCGGGTCATGTCTTTCACAAAAAGTCTTTCCATCCAAACATTTCCGCCTACAAGGATTTCCGCGAATATTGATCCCTGTACAAGCCTGGCGTTTCGGTCGCGGCGGTTTGGGTTCCTTTGGTGCCTTGAGTGGTCTTGAATGAACTTTACATGTAGTCATCCCTTCCGCGCAAAACTTGCGACACTGTACACCTTTAGCAGTTATAAACGGGCACTTGATCTTGATAGGTTTGATTTTCTTAGGTTTTACTCTTGATTTTAACTCTTCATTTTCTTTACGGAGCACTTCGATTTCAGCGCGAAGAAGCTCGACTTCTGTCAGTTGCGGGGTCTCCATGATTTCGGACATCTTGATTTTTAGAAAAGTTGTGGTCGACTTAGGTTTTTTTATTTCTTTGAACATAGTAGAATGGAATCGATATACGATATACCTAAAAAAGTACAATACATCGTATTGGATTCTAGATACGTCACTGGAACGAACAATACATTTTCATTAGATTTATCACTCACGTCGAACACACACGTCGAAGACTTCAGTAAAGTTCTCGGTGTCAAGATGGTAGATTTTTACATAACTCAAGTGGGAGAAAATACATCCACACTTAACACAAACGTGGCTAAATATGTAGACATCGTTTGTCCAGAAGTCCCACAAGTCGCTCAGATGCTGGATGAGCGCCACGGGAGAATATTTGCGAGAGTGCCGCTTGAACGACATTTCACGGGAAGTAGTGGAATCGTTCTACGAGACAAACAGTGGAAAAGCTTTAACCGTGAAACAAATTATTTCAACCCTATATCTATACAAAAGTTAAATTTTACCATATATGAGCAACAAGATGACGGTGATTATAGAACATTACAACCGGATGCTGCGTGGTATATGGTATTAGAAGTGACTACGGTAAATCATAAAGAAAAACCTGTAACGAAGGAAGCTCAAATATTAGATGCTATACACGCTCTCATAGGTAAGATAGAGATGTTACATCAGAGTGTCGATAAACTCCCAAGTAAAGAAACGGCTGAGAGGATTATAGAAGAAACAGAGAAGAAACGCAAGAAAATCTCATTTAACTATATTCTTCTAGCTCTAGCAGTTCTTATAGGTGGATACGTATATTACGTGAATAAGGTGAAGTTAGTCGCCGGTATGGTTATGTAAACGATTCTACAATTTCTCTATATCGATTATAAGATTCAAATGGTATAAAACTGTCATCGAGTATTATATCCTTTACGTTTTCATACCCAATATACTCTTTTTTCATGTCCACCGTTAAATCGTGCTCGTTTCTATCTTGATAAACTGAGGGTGGGCCAAATACCACATTAAAACCCTTTTTCTGAAGAACATACGAACCGAAAATATCATCCATACGACCAACTTTATCAAACATAAAATAATGTTTAAGCGCTTTTTTTGATACTATAGTGTTTTGGCTGTTAAATGGTGTCATACAATCAGTTGTATACCAAGAACTGTCAAATTTACATTCGGGTGCGTATACCATTCTACAAATAGCATCTATATCTGGATCGCCATCCCATAAATTTGCCTGAACATCAAACTTTGAACAAAATTTCTTACTTTTTATGACGTTATTTTTCTTATGTACATATTGGATAGGGAATCCTCTGTGCCATAAATGATTATAACTTGTTACACTTAAGGGGTCAAAAAATCCAAAATCTGTAGAATATATATCTACTTCTCGAGGAGTAAACATTTCACCCCAATTATCATATGGTATGTTATCGTCATCTACCGTAGCTATGTAGTCATAATCATTCTTTAACGCGTACACGAATCCGAGATTACGCCTCTGAATACAACCCCAACCAATCATGTCGGATAAATTTTTGTCTATTTTTTCTTGGTCTTCGGGATGTAAATAATTATAATTCTTATACTCGTCGTGTGGCGTTTTCTTATCTCCTACTACTAAAAAATCCCAACCTTCTATATTATCATATCTTTTGGTAGCTTCTGTAGGACTATTTATAGTAGTAGTAACTATTAACCTTTTTACCATTTAAAGATATTACGTGTTTATTCTTTATATAATGCAATCATATAATCGAATCGCATTATTAACGGAACCGGGTAAACTAGAAATTAAAACGGAACCTATACCCACACCTAAGATAGGTCAATTATTAATTAAAATTGTATACGCTGGTATATGTGGATCCGATTTGCATTATTTTAGACACGGTGGGCTCGGTAGTTTTAAAACACCTTTGCCCATGTACATGGGACATGAACCAGCTGGTATAGTTGTGGATGCGAATAACGTTAAGGGATTTAATAACGGTGATCGCGTTGCTATAGAACCTGGCTGTCCATGCCTCACATCTAAGTGGTCTTTAATGGGAAAACACAATTTATGTACGGAAGGAACCTTTATGGGTGCTAATAAAACACCTGGGTGTTTCGCGACATTTGTTTGTGTAAATTCTATACAGGTTTTCAAAGTTCCAGATAGTATTGATTTATCTTTGGCTACATTATGTGAACCACTAGCAGTTGCTTTACATACATTTAAATTATGTAACATCAAAAATGAAAATATATTTGGTGGAAGTGCCGTTATATTTGGTTCAGGTTCTATAGGACTTTGCCAGCTCATAATACTAAAATCACATGGAATAAAAAATATTTACGTGGTAGATAATCTAGAATATCGACGAAAAATAGCCACATCTCTCGGAGCTAAGAAAACATTTACATGGGATGAATCTATCGACTGTATCAAAAAACTCACAAACTATAACGGTTGTGAACTGGTCATAGACTGTGCTGGCACGACAGAGAGTTTTAACTCTAGTATTAAAGTTAGTGCAATAAATGGAGTACTCGCGCTAGTTGGCATACCCGAAGTTGATCATCTGGAATTTAACGCTCATCAAGCTAGAACAAAAGAATTGTTAATTATAAACGTGAGACGATCGAACCAGTGTTTAGAAGAATGTTTAAAACTCATAGAAGAATCGCCTAGTATAACTAAAGATTGTGAACAAATAATAACGCATAAAATGCCGTTAGAAAACATTCAATCTGCATTTGAAATGGCGTCATCATATGATGATTGTGTTAAAATATTAATCGAGCCAGAAACACATAAAATACCTATAAAACGCATAGGATTTTTGGGATTAAGTGATTATGGGCTAGAATATTTTAAACATCTCATATCTGATGATAACTATGAAATCGTGTACGCAACTTCTAAATCTAAAAAAAGGGATCATTCGAATGAACTAGAAATAGAATTGGAGAATTTATGTAAAGACAATTCTATACCCTATTTTGGTAACATCAATGTGAATAAACACATACACAAATTTTTAAATCTAAATGTAGATATTGTCATATTAGGTGGATATGATGGTATATTAAAAGAAGAATTTTTAAATAAAAGTTCAAAATATGGTGTCATTAATACTCACTTTGGTATAATTCCTATGAACAGGGGATGTAATCCGTCTATGTGGGCAATTTTAAAAAATTTACCACAAGGTTTTACTACATATTTCTGTAATACGGATATCGATTTATCTGATAAGATTATAGATATTCAAGAAGTTAAAGTACCGGAAAGATGTACGTCTGAAAAGGCTTATAAATTACTTTCAAATGAAGCTGTTAAAAGATTACCAATTATCTTAAAATCTCTTCAGTCTGGTATTTACGATATGTCAAATATGAAAACTATAAAGAAAATGAACGAAAAGGGTAATAACTATCATTGTCAAGGTATGCCAAACGATTCTTATGTATCGTGGGATTGGAAATGTAAATTTATTGAAAGATTTTCTGATAGCAATTTATTTAGACCTTATCCAACCATAAGAACTGTCACACCTAATGATAAAGAAATATGGTTTGAAGTTAAATACGTTACACACGTGGATGATATGAACGAAGAAGAAATCACAATCTTTCACACAAGTCAAGTAGGTCAGGTGTTATCTAATTCTAAATATTGTTCATATACGCAACCGGTGATTTGCGCAAGAGACGGTTTTGTTCATTGTGAAATTCAGAGTTCTAATATTACCGACTTAAAGGAAGATAATTTAGTAATACTTAAATCGGTTGGAAATGTCGGTAAACATGGTATAGATTCGAAATTTTCTGGGACATATTTGGAAATAGATCATAAACAACCAAATATACCTATATTTGACTTAAAATTTGAACCCGGTATGGTGAAGGAATTTTGTGACAAAGCTTCGGACATCATGACATCTAACAGACCAATTAGTGATAATAAATATGTAAGAGAATTTGAATGCGAGTTTGGGAAATTAGTTAAGTCTCCCTATACCATAGCTGTTAACTCTGGTACCATGGCTTTGGAAATAGCACTTCGTGCAATAAACGTAAAAAATAAAATTGTCATTACACCGAGTAATACATTTTTCGCCACCCAATGTGCTGTAAAAAATGCGGGAGGAAATGTAGAATTTGTTGATATAGAACCCGATTATCTGCAAGTATGTCCTAATAAATTAAACGATTTACTTTCTAGATACAAACCCAGTGAAGTAAAGGCTGTGGTGTTAGTACATATAGGGGGTATAATATCCCCACATTTTAAGGAAATACGATCTATATGCGACAAGTATGAAGTTAAATTAATAGAAGATGCCGCACACGCACATCTATCAAATGTAGAAAACGAATATGCCGGTACTATAGGACATATAGGAGCGTTTTCGTTTTTTCCGACAAAAGTGATGACGGCGGGTGAAGCCGGGATGATAACGACCACTTCAGAAAATCTTTACAAACTGATGTTAAGTATCCGACAATTTGGAAGACAAATAGAAGGTGCCAGTTCTTCGCAGTTAGTTCAAATTGAAGAAGATGGTGTAAATGGGAAAATTAACGAATTTACCGGACTATTAGGAAGTTTAGAATGTCGTCGAGTTGGAGATAGAATTAAAAAACGAACCGAATTATTAAAACTATACATAGACAATTTAGACAAACAAATGTTCAAAGTTATAAAACAAGAAAACGGAGTTTGTGCTAATTATAAATGTATAGTCATACTCATAGGTTCAACTAAAAATAATAGAGAAAAACTAAAAGAGTACGCTAAGAAAAATGGTATATCTTTTACGGGTGAAGTTTATTTCAAGGGTGTGCATCGAATGACCCCGTATAAAGAAAAAGAATACAATTTGCCCATCACAGAAGAATTTTGTGAAAATCATGTATGCCCACCGCTGTACCCAGAATTAACCGCCACGAACGTTTTATACGTGTGTAAAGTTATGAATAATTTTAAGAATTCTTAACATTCTATAGAACCCCAATCTTCATCGTTTGTAGAAGGATAACTATGTCGTATAATGTTTGTATTTTCTGGAATATTATTTCTCTCGTGTTCTATGTGATAAATATGAGGAGTATTTGATGCTAAAATGTTTCCACCAGCCATTATAACTTTATATTGAACATTTGTATCATTATATAATCGTTTAGTCATACTCTCTTCAAATCCTTTAATGTTAAACCAGGTTTCTCTATGAGCTACCTGAAAATCTCCGCATGCCTGGATTATACTGGCGCATATATGATGTTTATCTTCGGGTTGTTTTAACATCAATTCTTTGTTCATAGACAAAACGGGTAACATTAATCTTTTTTGAATAGGCCATACGCCAAATATAATTGGCATAAGATGTTGAATATCCGTTTCATCACCAAATTGTTTTTTTAAATCATCTAATTCCACATCTTGCTTGGTTAAAGTTATCATATCACCCATTTTAAGATTTTGACACATTAAATCTATTTGCTCACGAGGAGCAATGATTAAATCTGGATTAACAGAAAATATAATATCACCCGTAGCTTTACGTATACCTATATTCCTAGCTAAAACTTCGCACATTGGGGGTGTGGGTGTTCCATTGGTGATTTTTTTCACCAGGTCAGGTGTAATGTGAAAAACGTGCAATTTATCTCGATTTTCCAAATGTAATTCGTCGGTAACTATCTTTTTACCCTCTTCTGTATTCCAATCAACATATATAACTTCGTCAAATGTTTTGAGCATAGAATTTATACTATACAAAGCGGAATCTAAAAAATGGCCACCATAATTATCATTTCTACCACAACAGACCGCTGATAGTTTCATATAATATAACTAATCAATTATTCTTTAAATCAGCGGGTAAAGAATTTTTTATAGTATCCGAAGTCTTAACAAGTTTATATTTTCCATCAGTATGTATTCCATTTGTTATAAAATTTTTAAATGTGGTCGTATTCATACCCATATGTTTATCATCATAACAATGTGAATAATTGTGAATTTTATTTGCCACATAATGTTCGTCGCCAAATGCGGAAAGATGCCAACCAGCGTTTCTATAACATGGAACACTCCATCGCAAATCTCTTAACTTCTGAGGAGTAATTTTATCGACTACTTTCTTCCTCGTAAGAACCGTCCCAAACCACGGTTCGAGTTCTTGTATATAATCAAAGTTATACTGAAACGCTATCATATTAAATGAGCAAGCTTTGACATCTTCGGGTAATTTAATCAACTCTCTATTTGGTATTTCATCTACGTCAGAAATCATAACAAGATCTTCTACCGAAAGTTCGGTGAGTCCTCGCGTTATACAATTTCTTTGATAAGTCTCCCGTACCCAAGGATTTTTATCATCTGGGTTATCTTCAACCATTACGTGTATAATTTTATCTTTCCATTCATCGAAATCTTTCTTATTTTGTTCATAAAATAATTCTTTAGAATTACCTCTAAATGTTTTTGTAGATTCTACTAGTACAAATTTATCCACAACTGGAGAAAGATATTTTAATCTTTTTTTCAAAATGTCAAGTTCGTTATAAAATGTAAAACAATCGTATATCATACACTTAAATGTGATCATTTCTTTAATGGTAATTAAAATATGAGTATTTAGTATGGGTAAGAAAGGTCGTCGTGAAAAGTTATCACCATGTTCATATGAATCCGAATTTTACGAGGAAGACTTTGATATGGAAATAAATGTTCCGACGACCGTTCCGAAGAATGATCATCAGAGGGATTATAATCGCGTTTTATACGGTATGAAACCTATGGTGTTTGCAATAGGGCCAGCTGGTACGGGTAAAACTATGTTAGCCTGTTATGCGGCTATACAAGGATTAAACGATGAATCATTTAATAAAATCATCCTAACTCGTCCAGCAGTTTCTGTAGAAGAAGATATTGGCTATTTACCCGGAACACTCGAAGAGAAGATGGATCCATGGACGCGTCCTATCATGGACATATTCGGTGAATTTTATACACAAAGTCAAATAGCTTCGATGATTAAAGAAAAAGTAATAGAAATTTGTCCACTCGCGTTTATGAGAGGGAGAACCTTTAAAAATGCCTTCATCATAGCCGATGAAATGCAGAATAGTACCCCGAATCAGATGAAAATGTTACTCACGCGTATGGGTGACGAAAGTAAGATGGTCATTACAGGGGACCTTAATCAACACGACCGTAAGTATGATGATAACGGTCTAAAAGATATATACGAAAAGATAAAAGATAAACGTCACAAACACATAGAATGTATTACATTTGAACACGCGGATATAGAAAGAAGTTTAGTAGTTAAAGATATTTTGGAAATTTACGGAGATTTAAAAGAATAGTTCTTAGTATATAAATGCTGTATGGTATAGGAATTTCAGAAGGTCTCTGTATGGAGAGCATTCGTATCGGTGGGAAAAAACATGTATTGTTCCGCGGTGAATCGGGTAAAGTTTCTATGCTAGACGCACAATGTCCACATAGAGGCGCCAACTTATGTAAGGGTAAAATAAAGGGTGATCGTGTTCAGTGCCCATACCACGGTTGGGAATATGACGCAGATGGAAAACTCGTTAAAGTACCATCCACACCTAATATCCCTGTAGGTGGAAATATTGGTTCTAAACCCGTCGTAGAAGATGGTGGTTTTATTTGGACTGCAAAGAAAAATCAACCTCTCCCAACTCGGTATTGTAAAGAACTGACCGATCCCAAATGGGTTCAAGTTTACGGGTCTAAAAACCTAGAGGGTAATATTTACGACTGGATTTTAAACGCGACTGATATTTCACATATAAATTACGTCCATAACTTTGCCGACGAAGACAACGGAATAGTTAAGAATCTTAAAATTGAAACAATCGATGATTACGTTGATTGTCACGCAGTCGTTCAACCTAAAGCCTCGTCTACATTCACTGAACATATGCAGCCTAAAGATGGTGCACCCGTTCACAGTAGATTTGTTGCCCCAGCTACGTCTATCGTACGTATCAAATTGGCCGGCAAATATGAATTTATAACGTTTAGTACCCTTTCCCCTATAGATGACACTCACACTAAAATGTCGTGGTGTATGATGTACCCAAAAACACCCTTAATGAACAATCCTATCGTCAATAAAAGATTTCACGATAAAATGTACGAAACGGTCGCTCAAGATGAAGCTATAATTAAGGAGATTGATTGGGTTCCGATGTTTGTAAACGCTCCGTGCGATAAGTTTCAAATTGAAGCATTACAGCTCCTCGAAGGCTAAATCACCGTATAAATCTTCCAGCACTTCGAGTGCTTCTCGTGCAAATTTAAGCGAGGCTCCGCACGTCTTCGCCTTACACTCTGCGATTTTTTTATCCTTTATTTGTGTTCTTTTGTATTTAGATATACGTTGTGACAATGTTGATAACTTCATCGGTTCTACCATGGGGTTATGAACTATGAATACACGTTTTTTATCATTGGAATCGATTGAACATTTTGGAACCACAACTTTTGCGGTCACCGTTATCATTTACTATTATTTCTAAAATTATTCGTCGGATTTCTTAACAACCTTCTTGGCTGCAGGTTTGGCCGCGGGTTTGGCCACAGGCTTCTTAGCGACCGGGGCAGCACTGGCACCCGGGGGACCCTGAGGACCTCGGGGTCCGGCTGGACCTGGAGGTCCCGCGGGACCGGGGAGACCCACACCTCCAGATCCACCAGCTTCACACATATCAACAAGTTGAGAGATTATTTGGAATAACCGAGTTTTGTCAAGGTGTGCCTGAGTGAGCTCAAAATCAATTCGTTCGCGAATAGTCGACATTTTACTATATATAAAAGAAAGATTATCTTTATACTAAATGTTATTCATCGGTCCAACACTTTTGGCTGGTATAGGTCAACACGCCCAGAAATATACGAAACTGTTCAAATCATCTGAGTATTATCAAATAGGATCTAAACTTCCTGAAAGTGATCATGGCCTGATATTTCTTTTACCCATCGCCAATAACATGGAGTACGTTACGTACGCGAGAACACGTATCAAAAATTTAGCTTGTATGACCGTATGTGAAACCGAAACAGTTCACGAAGATTACGGTATGATCATGAAAGAATTTAAAGATGTAGCTGTTCCCAGTAAATTTTGTAAAAGGGTACTGTCGAGACAGTTTCCCGATAACAATTTCTACGTAGTTCACGCACACATACCCAAACCTCGAAAGAAGCCGTATACTTTTTATTTCATAGGAAACGTTCTCGATCAACGTAAAAATTTCAATAAAATTTTAGAAGCATTCATACGTATGAATGAACCTAATACACGATTACTGGTTAAAGCGACGTGTAAACAAGATATACAAATAGAAATACCTAGAGTGGAAATCATTAACGGTCTAATTCCTGTTGATAAGATGGATGAAATACATTGGAGAGGAGATTGTTATCTGAGCTTTTCGAGTTCGGAGGGTGTTGGTATGGGAGCTGTAGAGGCGGCATTAAGAGATAAACCGGTGATAATTACAAATTATGGTGGGGCGCCGGAATACATAAAAACACCGTATACGATAGATTGTGAAATTCAGGAGTTGGAGAAGGACGATTTCTTGTTTAAGAAAGGTATGAAATGGGGCAAACCAAACTTTGACCAACTCTTGGAGTTCATGAAATCTGCGTACGATAATGATGTGAGGTACATGAGACATGATTATACTAAACATTTAGTGAGTAAAGAAACCGTTTTAAGCGAATTCCTGTTGAATGTAATTGGTGATGAAAACTACCAATCCAGTTAAAAGTGCCCCCGAACCTAACATACCCTTCTGGGAGATGAGCATCATGTTAAGCTCGTCGATGAATGAAATACCCGTGGGTTTTTTAAGTAATTCCGGTAACATCTTGGCTAAAGCTAAGTATACAATCATAGAGATGACGACGGGTTGAAGTGTTTCCTGATCTAACATTTATATAACATGATAAAATAATATCAAGAACCAACTACACATTTTTTACCTAATACCATATCATCCTGTTTAACATTGTGTTTCTTACAATAATTTCCACACACCGCCTTAAACGTACACCTCTTACCCTTGAGGGTTAACGATTGGCAAATATTTGAACTCTTGACGAGTTTAAACTCAACGACGGGTGTAGTATCCAGTATAAGGATCGCTGACCTATCCCGTTTTTTCTGTGCGTGTACATCGTATCCCCGTTTTAATTTCATCAATCCCTTCGCCAGATGGATACACTCATCATCTGGCGAAGACACTTTCCGTATGCGCATAGCATTCTCGAGGCACTCTTGGTAAGACATTTTACATTTAAGAAATATCGTGAGCGACTTAGGTTTTATTCAGTATTTTTTTCTTCGGTGGTACCTGGTCCTCTTTGTGTAATAGAGCCTGCGGCCATATTAACTATAGCTTCGGGGTCGAAATCAATAGTAATACCGTTTTCTTGTAAAATATCCTTAATATTCTTGGATGTTGTATCGAAATCGGCACAGAATCCCGCACGAGTCTCTACGATGAGTTCCTTCAACTGAGTGGAAGATATGGTAGACTCATCATCTTTACAGAATCGTTTAACGATCTTATCCTTTAGAGCATCTAATTCTGTGTATAAAAGATCAGCGACCTCGTTAATTTTAACATTATCACCCATATCTAATTCATTTTTAAGTTTAGCTTTCTCGTTATCGATCTGTGTGATTATCTCGTTACAGGGTACTTGCATATCAGAAAATTCATCTAACTTATCGAGATCTAACTCTTTCGCGTACAGAAGAGAACATATAGGACCCTGGACTTTGGGAATCACGATCTCTTGGATACGCGCAAAAAAATCTAAAAGAAGACTCGTGTCGGGAGAATACGAAAATCCGAAAATTCGGTTAGTGCTCCCGGCACCCTTTTTCTTTCTGAGAAGTTGAACAACAAACATAACCACAAAACCTATGATTAAACCAACTACGAAAGGTAAGGCTTTATTCATTTAAAGTATAAAAACATTATAATTTCATGTTTATAAAATGGACTTCCTGTTGCTCGCGATGTGAAGCTCCTCTGAGCCCATGTATAAAAACGTACGAGAAAGAAAATAAAAAATTTATAAAATGGTATCGGCGCATACGCCCCATTTTTATGGATAATAATCATAAAATGTACTCATTCACCGGTCTTAAACTAGAACGCGTATGCTATTCATGTTTCATACAAAAACCAAAGATCACACCCAATCTTTTGAAACTCAGAGAAATGGGGCAGATACGCCATATGTTACCTAGAAGTAGAGCTAAAAATGAAGAAGAGTTGCTCATGTGGTTCGGTGGTCTTTTGCGATGCGCTAGAAAATTTAATTTAAATATAAATTCTTAAATATATTTTTTTTAAAAAAATATGTTGAGAATAATTTTTAAAAAATAAAATAGTTTGATATTTTAATGGTGGTAGATCAAGATCTAATCACAGTGATGAATACCATAGATAATATGAGGGAACATATGTCAGAAGGTCAGTATCTCAAGACTTGTGATGCTATAAAACGGGTACACAAGAAACTGACTAATCCTAAAGTTCCCCTTCCAAGATTTAATACTAGATTTACACTCAAATGTTTTTACATGTTCTCTTATGCCGTCTCGGTAGTAAAAGTTGTAGGTAAGATTACAAAAATTGTTTCTAAACGTTAGTAAAGAGATGTTATCATCGGTGCCAAACTATTTTTGTTGTATCACAAAACCGTGTCGCAATAAAGTTATGCTACAAAATGAGAGTAAATTCATTGTAAAATATGAAGTGTATATTTACAAGGGAGCTTCAGTGGGTAAAATAGATGCCGCTATTGGTACGGGTGTTTTTGAAGGTAGAACGGCGTTAGAAATTATCCAAGCCGAGGGTCTTAATCCAGAAGAAGGGCGTATACCGGTAGGTGGTACCGCTTATGTTACCTGTGGATACGGGGGTAAAATTGCGATACGTTATTTTTTCGAAGATTTACATGCGGATTATACAGATGAACTACGAAATTTTCAAGTTCTCGATGTAATAAAATTCTTACAACCAAGCGAAACAGAGATCGAGAAAATAATAGAAAGAAAAAAGGAAGCTGAAAAATTAGAACAAGAACTAAATAATAAAAAAATTCGATGTGGAACGTCTAATCAGTATAAATCCAACTGTAGTGATAACGGAAATGGACCGAAAATACAGTGTCCAATATGTGGTGGATGGTATTGTGTGTATCATTCTGAACCCAAAAATATGTTCAAGTCTGCCTTAACCATAAGTGGACATTATTGCCCAAACGCACCGTAAAATAGAACCTAAGTGAATGCATTTTGTTAACAAAAAAATCGTGTATATTGAAAATGAATGTGCCTAAACCAAACAGAGAAATTACAGAGGAAGAAAATGTGTTTTTGAACTGGGCGCAGCAGTCATCTGGGGTTTTGGTTGACACTATAATTAACACAGTTAATTCACCCAATCAATTAAGCATATGGTCATGGAACGCGACTGGGGCGGCTCTTCCAGCTTTACGACCTACTGGACAAGAACTGGATATTTTTAACTGTTTCACACGAAATAACATGTTTGATATCATAGCATTACAGGGTGTGAACAAAAATCAATCAAAAATCTGGTCTTCTAGATTAGCAAAAATAGTAGATGATAACGGATATGCACCATACGATCCAAATTACATATCATGGAACGGGGGTGAGGGTAGCAGATGTGGACCTAGAGCACTTGAACATGAAAGGCCGAGTACAACGTTTACTTTCTTCAAAAAAGAACTAATACCATATATCACACATCACGAATTCCATCACACGAAGGATGAACCTGAGTATGAAATATATAAGATAAATCATCCGTCTTTGGGATATATCACATTTGTAAACGTGTATATAAGACACAATACTTCATTTTCTTATAATGTTGAAGATACACGCACCATAATGTGTGGTGATTTCAACAGTCCTTATTCATTTACAAGTGACTTAGTAAGTATGGGTGATTTTAAACAAACGTTTTTGAACGGTAATTCTATCGACGTAATAAATGACCGTTATCCAAATACTGGAGGAATGACGTGGACACCCGATTATTATGATATAGGTATAGGAGATTACACAACTCCACGTTCCAGACTCGACCATTTCTTAGTTAATCCGGAGTATGTCGACAAATACATTTATTCAGTAGATTATAGAATTCCTGTAAATCATTGGTGGGGACGTAGTGCTCACCGGCCGATTTTTTTCATTGTTAAATAACTTCTGATATTAAAATGCACCGTAAAATAGAACCTAAGTTAGAGAATAGAAACGTTATAAATATAAGAATCATGGAGAGCGTTGAGAAACTCACGCATATCGAGCAT